ATACCCATGGAATCCAACTATTAGCCATTATTTATTATCCTTATATCCCTTCAATTTCAATGTCTGCCTTTTCTTTAAAATCTTTCCATTTTTTTCTTTTATTTTTTCTAATTCCAGGAGATTCGTCATCAGGATCAATTGCTTTTGCTATTCTTTCTTTTATTTCTGTTGTATCTTGTCCTAATTTTTCTTTTAAATCTAATTCTAATTGTAGCCCTTGAAGAGTATTAATATCATACTTATTTTCTGTCAAATGAGCCATCGCTCTATTATTATAAAAATCTTCAGCCTCTTCTTCTGTCATTTCAAATACTTTGTCGGGAAAAACATCCAAAGCTTCTTCAGCAAATTCTTTTGGAACTAACTTTATACATCATCTCATACCTATAGGACTATCAACACCTTCAACTTTACAATCGTATTTTTTATCATATAATATAGGTTCACTATGATAATCAGGATTATCTTTAAAAAACTGTAAGTCTCTTTTAAACTTAGGATAAATAAAATGACCATTACTGTCCTTTGTTACCTTTATTTTTATAGGAACTAACTCAATCATATTTGATCCTCCAATTCTATTATAATCTCCTCATCAGTTTTAAATGAATCAAAAGAAATATTTAAAACCTTTTTATTCTTTAATAATCGATTTAAATATAATTCTCTTCTTTGAACTTCCTTAATACTGTCTTCAATTTTCCATCCATAACATTTTCTCATACTATTAGCTACCTTTTCTATGTTTCTTTGACATCTTATAAAAATTGGATTATTTATATAACATAAATATAAACCTAATAAATAACATAATCTAGGATCTTTTAACCCCCAAGATTTATTTTGTCTTTTTTCTATTTCTCTCTTTATAATATTATTCCACTGAGAAAATAAATATCTTCCAGTAAGAAATAAACCATTAGGATTTTTAAATTCTAAATCTTCATAATATCCCTTTAAATTATCTCTATCAGGAAGTCTAAAATGCTCCCCCATAAAAACACTTAATTTAGTATGTAATATTCTAGCAACTGTACTTGAACCACATCTTCCAGAACCCAAAACAAAATAAGTATTATTCATTATAAATCTCTAAATAAAACATCACCCAATACAGGAACTTGTGTATTGGAACTGGTTATATCTACAATAGGTGTAACTATAACATGATTAAAATTATATTGTGCTGAACAAATTGCCTCATTTATTTCAGAAAGATATATAGTTTCTCCTGGACCTCCTTCTCGATATAATAAATCTTCTAATTCAGCTTCAATTGCTGTTTGAATTATTGTAGTATTAGGAAAAACACTAATAATAAAATCAATACTTTGAGTTTCCAATTCAATAATTGTTAAACCTGTTTGACATCCAACAGGAATACCAATTATTTCCCCTGAAGCTGGATCTTCATGTTCAATAATATATTCTTCTACTATTTCTCTTTGAGTAGCATTTGGAACAATTGAATTATCATTATCTCTAGTAAAAGCAACTCCAACAGTACCAATACCATTATAAGCAGGCAAACACCAAGCTCTCGTGACTCCTGAAACTTCTTTAGTCCAAGTAACATAATCATTGGCTGACCCTCCATGAGAAGGTTGTCTTTTTCTAGTCAATAATCTAGTTCTAAACTCTTCAACAGTTTCAGCATCAAGACCCCCTGTAATACCACCCATTTCTACTGTTACAGAGGTGTCTATATTAACAATAGGACTAATAAAAGACAGTATCGTTCCTGCATCTTCATTGCTGTCCTCTCCTGCAACTTCCGCAGTAATATTAGCACCAACTAATCCATCAGCTTTTACAGTAACAGATTCATCAGTTAAGTATACATATCCTGAAGTAGATTTTATTTTAGTAGCTGCTGGAATAACCGTATCTACTGTCCCTGATATAGAAATAGATCCGGTTGCTTTTACTGCAACTTCTTTATTTAATCCATATTCAGTGCCATGTATAATCAAATAATTTTCATCTGCTGTAAGAATAAATAACTGATCTCCCATATACTTTAAAAAGCCATAACATAAATGAATAGCCCCACCATAAACTTTAGATAGGACTTTTAATGTTGATCTTCTAAGTAAAGAACCAACACCTATAATACGTGTTTCCATATCAGTTTTGATTCGATCACATATTTGAGTTAATGTCGGTCGAGAAAATGGCAAATCAATCACCTATCCTTTCTAATCAGTTTGTTCATCCCATTGTACTTCATATCGTAAATTAAGAACTTCTCCATCTGTTTTTAATATTTGAATTTTTAAAACTAACCAAGCATTTTTAGAATGTTCATTTCTTTCTGCTTCTACAATAATATTAGAAGCAACATTATCTTCAATCATCCAAACTAATGATTCTTCTGCATATTCCTTAGCTCTAGTTAAAGTTTCCTCATCTGTCTTTGCTCTTTTTAACAACCATAATCTTGAACCTATTTTATCATTCTCAACTTCAGGAGAAACCAAATCTCCCCACCATCCCTGCTTATCAGGAAAATCAGGATCTAATAACTCATCATCATCATTAGCTTTTCTATCAGTAAATAAACTAATACGCACAGCAGATTCCAATCCACCATCATGCTTGAGATCTCCATTATCAATAACAAGATCTCCCTGCATTAGATCTACATTCCAATTAAGCATTAAATCATCTGGCATGTTATTTTATCCTTTATTGTGGTGTTGGTGATGGCGTACTAGTTGGATTTCCTGGTGATCCTGACGTATGAATATGTGCATTATATCCAGAATTAATTGTAAACTCTTCTACCACTGCATCAGCCAAAGCTTCTGCAAGTTTATTGGCAAAACTGAAAGAATTAGTAACATCAAATCCTTGTTCAGTCATTTTTGACAATATAGTAGTTTTTAATCTACTAGCATCTAAAGCCATATTTTCTCCTATTTTGTAACCTTAACAGTAGATGATTTATCTCCATGATAAGAACCAGTAAAATGACAAAAAGATTTTCCTGTAATACATCCTGCCATTGATCCTCCACCACCATCAATATCTACTGTAGCTGCTGTAATAGTGGCTTTTCCTCCTGCTGTAATATCAGCAGTTCCACTAACATTTACAGTTGCATTGCCACTAATTGTAACTGATGAATTACCATCAACAGTTTTTGTTTCATTACCTCCAATAGTTATAGTTAAATTACCTGTTTGAGTTATATTTAGATCAATTCCATTCATATCCGTAATTTGTCCTGCTTTTAAATGTATTCGATGTCCCCCATCATTGGCATCTTCATAAGTATATAAAGCAACCTCACCCTGCTCTAAATCTCGTAATCTATTTTTTCGATCTCCAACAGATATAACAATGCCATGATCACGATTTCCATTTATAAATAAAACCACAGACTCAGTACCTGCTATTGGAGATGCTTCTATAGAATATGGCAATGGATATGTTTCTAATCCATACTCTTGTATTCTTTCTATATCTGTCAAAACCTCATCACCTAAAGGAGTAATCTGAACTCTTTGAGTTCTTCCCGAATTATTAATTGCTGTAAGTATAGCTCGTCCAACCAAACAAAAAATTTTTCTCTGTAATGGAGCTACAAATCTTTTTAAATCCCTTATAGTAAACATATTTTAACTTTTGTTTTCTTCTAATTGTTTTGTAGTTTGTGGAATATATTTAAAATCTCCTGAATCAATTTTCTCCAAAGGTTCCTCTATTAATTCAAATGCTCCTTTTGGCATTGCAGTTATTGTTGTTGTTGTGCCTTCACTTTCATTATAATTAAATTCAACTTGTGAAATTAACCATCTTTCCTCAATATTTAAAAATTTATCATTAATATTAACAAAAGAATTTATTGTCCAAGGTTTCTTTTCTCTTGTTTTTTGTTCCCATCCTTGTACTTTATATGAAACAGTTCCAGATCTTCCAGCTCTAATAACCTTTTCCCAATTAGCATATTTTGTAAGTTCTTCTATAGTAGTTACCTTTTCTGATAAAAGAACCAAAGGGCGACGCCTTTTTGATGCTATAATTGCATCAACAACATCTTCACTTCTAATATTCATAACAACACCTAATTGATCTACATTTTCCTGCACCTCTCCATATCCTTTTGCAACATATAAACTAAAACGATCCACACTAGATTGTTGTAAACTTCCTGAAAGAATATTCTTTCCTAAAATAAGAGAATCATCACACATCTTATTTGTTCCTGCACGAGTAAGAGTTAAAGTTTTCTTATTACCATAACTAACAGCCAATATAGCCCTTGAACGACATAATTTATTAACCAATTCATAAATAGTATCTCCAGGATTAGCAGTAAAATTTTCTTCTATTTCATTTATCTCTTCTTCAACAATTGAATCAATTTGAACAACAATACCAAAAATACCAACTAATATTTCAATTATTTCTTTTATTTTCAATTCTTTCCATTCATATTCTTTTTTATCTTTTGAAATAAAAGAACAATCTACCATATCACACAATTGATCTCTTCCAGATATTTGAATTGCATGATCTTCAAAGTCATAATTTATATTTACTTCTTCTATATATCCTTCCATAATCAAATTATTATTAGAAACAACTTTACATGCATCTCCTATTTTAAAACTTCTTGTTTCTGAATATTTAGGAAGCCTTTCAAATATAGATAAATTAAATTGTCCAACCAATCCATCCAAAGATTGAATAATAGTTGCCTCTTTCCAACCTTCAAAAGACTTATTATTTACTATTAATGAAATAGCCATTATTCACTCAATATTTCTATAACACTTCCACCACGCAAAAAACCAGGATGTATTACTGTTGGTTGATTCCGCTTAAAAATATCATCTAATCTATCTAAATTATAATATCTATTATAAGCTAATTCTAAAGCAGTAATTCCATAAGGTGGAACTGTATAATTAACAATTACAGCTAATGAAGCTCCCAAATTCCTCATAGCTGTTACAAATTCTTTTCTCAAATCTTCCATGGCAACATATGAATCATTGTTATCGTCTGCAAAACCATAATTAAGATATGTTTCATCAGCAGCTTCGTCACCCATTTTTATTAATTGATTTTCAATCCCATCAACAATAGTATTCATAATAGATGTAGCCTTATCATAACTAACAAAAGACATCCTAACTGCTATCCTCGTTGAAGTAGCCAAAGCAAGATTTCTAATTGTATTTACCATATACAATCTATTTAAAGATTGTCTGGCTCTATTTTTTGTATTCACATTTATAGAATCTAATGTACCACCAAACAAACTAGGAGAATCAGAATCTTCTTCCCCAAATCTACTCATCTCAACCAAAGAATCTACAATAGATTCACCCAAAACTACTGGCACAGAATTTCCATCAAGAACAATAGAATCATCTGCATATTCCCCACTCCACCCACCAAGAGTAGTTCCTCCCACAGTAACTTTATTAGTATCTATACCAACCATATAAAGAAAAACATCAATATTAGCTTTTAACCACGCTGCAAATTCATCAGGAGATTCTAATATTGAATCTATATTGGTTAAATTTGTAGACAAAATTGATAAAGCATCTGATACATTTGACACTATAGAACCTCTTATAGATTCAATAGCTTGTTTTGTCATAGATATTGCTTTTGTACAATCAGCAATTAATCCCTTTTTAGAAAATTGTAAATCAGGAATACTAACTTTAGCTACAAAATTATCCAATATTTTTTTATAAGAATCTATCCAAGCTGCATCTACTTTTTCTTTTACACCAGATTTAATTATTTCTTTTGTTTGTCCAAATAAAGGTCCTT